ATTTTTCACAAGAAAGTCCAGCTTTACTCACGGAAGTTTCGAACGAACACTCAGCTTTTTCGCCGATTTGAAACGCCGCGCCTGTTTTGTCATATTTGTTTTTATAAGCCATCTCTGGTATATGATACTAAAATTGGGTCTTTGTCAAGAAAAACTTTTGCGTTGGGGTCTCTTTTTTGAATAGCATTTAAATATGTTTTTAATTTATGTTGTCGTTTGACCTCTCCCATAAATGGCAGAGAGCAGTCGAACAGCTCCCAATAAAATTCCCTAAATGTTTTAAAAGTTTTTGCAGTATAAAAAACAGGAGTGCTAAAAATAAATCGTATTTCTATGTGAGACTCTTCTCGTGAGACAGCTATAAAAAATCTTACACCGCCATTTTGTTTGCAATAAAAAATATCACATTCTTTGAATAAATAATTATAAAAATTTTTAATTTGTATTAATCTCACAGAGCAATTTTTTATAGAACAAAAATCATAAGGCTTGGAGCGAATGCAAAAATCTATTAATGCCGATTCGATCATTGGATCATTGTTTTTTAACTGCTGAAAGTTCATTTTTTATATTTATAATAAAGTGTAAACTGAGACATGGCACAAGGACAAAATAGAATAGCGAGCGGTTTATTAGAGCTGGAACCCACGGCTATTATAGAGCTTTTTGTATTGTATTTCAATACAATTGATAATCCAAATGCATTTATTGCGTTTCATGGAGGATCTGTATATAATCAAGGCATTGTATGGCAAGGCATAGAGTATCTGCCTATTCCTGTAGAAACGGATGGTTTTGAAGTTAATGCGAACGGTCAGTTGGCTCGTCCTAAAATGCGCATTTCCAACAAGGATTATTTTGCGACCGATTTATTGCTAAACAATGACGATCTGCAATTTGCCAAAGTTATACGCAAAAGAACGTTCGTAAAACACTTGGACGATGTTAACTTCGACGGAGGCAATCCTTGGGGAGAGGCGGATGCGTCCGCTGAACTGTCTAATGATACGTTTGTGGTCGGACAAAAGACTGCTGAGAACAAAGTCTTTATTGAGCTAGAGTTGACCTCTCCGCTCGACCTTGAAAACTTTGAAGTGAATAATCGCTTGATTATGGCGAGATACTGTTCGTGGCATTATAGAGGTAATGGATGCAACTATAACGGAATTCCCCTTGCGACAGAAGAGGGTGGCAGCTTGATAGTCGGAGATCCCGTGGATTGGTTCACCAATCAAGCTCTAAAAGAGTGGTCTGCTGATACTGGAACAACTTATGTATCTGGTGATGCCGTTTATCTTGAAAATAAAAAGATAACTATCGCTAATAGATCTAATTCGTCGCCGACTGAGTTCGCAAAAATTTGGTATGTATGCCAAGCGAATCATAACAGTTCGCGCTCAACAATACCAGACAAAAACCCATCTCTTTGGACACGCGACGGCTGCAATAAAAAACTTGATGGATGCCAATTAAGATTTGGTAGAGGCTCTCTTCAGTTTAATGAACGAAGTGTGCAGCGAACGGCTAATTTTGTTGATTTTACAACTCGAAATCCACAGGGAAGCTACTTTGCCAACTATAACGTTATATCTCAAAACGCTACTCTATCGGGATCGTCGGAAGTCCCATCGCATGAAGTTCTCAAAGCTGTCGATTTAATAACAAATACAAGTTGGCGAACCACTGGCAGTGCTAAAACTGGCGCTACGTTAACTTTAGAGTGGTCCAGCCCTCAAAATATTAATAGAATTGATTTGTCTGATCAAGGTTCGACTTATAATTTTAATAATGCTTATATTCGTTTATTTAATAATGCTGGCGCGGTAGTTCGAAGTGGAACGTTAGCTGTTCCAACAGGCGTAGCGGCAACAACCGAAGGAATTTTTGTACCAGCTCGAACTACCACTGGATTTGCAAATCAATTAGTCAAAAAAATTATTATTTCGGGCAGTGGTGTAGATACCGTTCCATCTTTAAGCCAAGTCTCCGTTTTCGAAGCTAACCCTCCGCATTTGGTTTACAATGATCTAGAGACTATTCCGTTACATAGAAACAAATTTTTTCAAATTTCCACATGGATTGTATTTGGTGAGAACTCCTCGCTCGGTGATCATTATTCTATATTTCACAATGTTAGCGGCAACTGTAGATTCAGCGGTATTAATTTATACGCTAAAGGGGGAGAGATGATCCTTGATTACGCCACTCGCACCATAGGCGCATCGCCGCAGGAACACGAAAAAACTTTAAGAATTCCGTGGGATATCAAAAAGTTGCAGCCTCTACACCTAATATGTTCTGGCGGAGACGCTACAGGACCATCGCCCACCTTCACAACCGCAGGTTATATTGAATTAAGTGACGGTGGGACGCTTAGAGCGCGGCAGACTGTAGGAGGAGGAGAATACTTTAGATTTAAAAATCCCAATTATCAAAGCGGTATAGCCAGTAATCAATATCGCCTCAAGTTCGGATTAAATGATTGGATGTTCCCGACGGGAAGCGAGTTTACTATCAGAACAGATTTACTCAAACAGGATCTTAATATGTACCAAATCACAGCTGGTCTGAAAGTTATTAGCCCAATTAAATTTGGACCAACAGCGTTTTGGACTGGTGCAAATGGCGTAGATGCTAGAATAGATGATGCTAGTCGGAGTGTCTTTAAAGATTATGCAGATTTCACGGGTCAATCATCAAATACCACAAATTTATTAGGATGGTGGGAAATGGCGATTAACGATGGAGTTTCGGGCATCTCAGCGATGAACAATCCATTGAAAAAATTAATTATTTCGGGAGATTCTCCCTCCGCCTTTAACACTTCCAGTGAAGCTATCATCAATTTAACAGAATTTGTCAAAAGAGCGAAGCAGAGCGTCGATCTGCCATTCGGCGGATTCCCAGGAACGGAAAAATATGGTTAAAGAAATAAAAAACAAAACAATCTCTAAAATACGCGACTTCGTGGTGAATTCTTGCAACGAGCAAACATCTCAAGAAGTCTGCGGATTTATTGGATACGATGGCTCCGAATACGTAGCTACGGTCGAAAAGAACGACGCTGTTGATCCCAAGAATTTTTTCTCTATTAATCCAGTTTCTTATTTGATGTTCGCGGAAAATAATGATATGCTCGCTGTCTTTCATAGTCATATCGTAGGAGATGAAACTCCTTCTGAATTTGACGTTAAAATGGCCGAGGCTTGTTGCATTCCTTTTGTTGTTTACTCTCTTAATACTAAAAAATTTCATATTTATGAGCCCAGCCATTCTGAATTGAATGTAAAAGCATTTACAAGGTTAAAGGAGCATCTCAAATGACGCAAGTGACACTACACGGAATATTGGCAAAAGAGTTTAGAAAAAACTTTAGCCTAGCAATTAAACGTCCTAAAGAGATTTTTGACGCTATTTCGTGTTCGCATAGCAATTTTCGCAACAGGATAGCGGAATTGGCTAACCAAGGAATTCATTTCTCTCTGCTTGTAGACGGCAAAAAAATGACTGCTATAGAAGAATTATCTATCGCGTCAGACAATCAAAAAATTGATATTGTCCCTGTGATTTGCGGCGCTGGGGCGGTCGTCGCCGTTGTTGGTGTGGCTGTCGCTTTAGGTGGAGTGGCTGCTGGTGTTGGAACAGCTCTGGGAGGCTTTTTATTATCTGTGGGATTCGGTTTAGCCATGAGCGGTATACAAATGATGTTGGCCCCAAAACCCGAAATGCAGCGTCCCGAATCCGTAGTAAACTCCGCGAAACAGTCTTTTCTTTTTTCTTCTAAAGCGAACGTCGCAGAACAAGGCGTTCCCGTCCCCGTAGGATACGGCAGATTGCGAGTCGGTTCGTCAATTATACAAAGCACCATAAAATCATATCCGCAAGGATTTGAAAAAAGCATCGCTTTAAAATCAAACGGCCAATCTATAAACAACGATAGATCGTAAAATGAGACACGTTAACAAAAAACAATCAATTAGAGGCGCGGGAAAAAAGGGGGGATCTCCGAAGCCTCAACCTGCGATTTTGCACCCGCCGAAGCTGGGTGGATTCAAAAGCGTTGCTTCTTTTAGTGTCGCGGAAATTGTTGATTTGATATCTGATGGGCCTATCGAGGGACTAGTTGATCAAAATGGCCAATTACTAGGCACTGATATCTTTAAAGGTGTTTATTTAGACAACACACCCATACAAAACACTCAAGCCTTAATTGATCAAGTCAAATTCAATGTCTCAGCTTCAATATCGACATTCGCCAACGCTGTCGCAAGAATTTGGACGGAACCAAATGGAACTTTAAAAACGGCTGATGGACGGCAAAGATTATTGTTTGGGTCTCACAGATTACCTGACTCTCAACCGACTGCGAGCTTTGGTGCATATAAGACCTACTTCTACTTCCAATTTTTACCTGGCTTTAGTGTCGGCCTCCTTTCCTCTCCTACAAAATGGATTCTAGCTAACAATAAAATAGAAATCCACAGAACCAATCCAATTGACAACGGATCGGTAATTTTCACTTCATTTGAAGTTTTTGTCAAAAGCATATCCAACACCTACCCTCCCACCCACGGCTCCAAACCAATTGCTGATGAAAATTTAACAAATCTAGAAAAAATTAAATCGTTAATGCGAGAATCTGCATACGGCTTTACGAACTCAGGTGAGAAAGCTGTATGTTTTATTATTATTGATTTGGGAGAAATATTTATGAGTGGAATTAAAGGTCTTCGAGGTGATCAAAGAATATCTTTTTCTATTAGCGGAATCCCTAATGAGTATGTGAATGTATTCGCTCAACCAGAAATTTCTGGCAATGCGTATACTGGTAAAGTTCGGAGTCTTCTTGTTTTATATGTGCCAATGGAAGAAGAGTCTAGCACAGTATATACAAGTAAGGGACCTTACTATTACTACTACATGCCAACAAATTTATTGACGGCTTTAAATAGCGCTGATATTAAATTACAAGCATATGAAAAATTTAACATATTTAACACCTCAAATCAATTTTTTAACTTTTCTAATGTATCTTGTCAATTCAAAAAGGGGGAAGAGCTTCAAACATCCTTGAATAACTTTGATAAAGTTTTTAACGACTATACGTATGATTTTCGGCTGTATGGACCATTCGATAAAACCAAAAACATTCAAAGAATCATATTAGACAGCAACTTCGTAAATGGAGCTAAAAATATGAGTTTAAGCCTTTTTCAAGCAGGTCTGCTTCGGGGGGATGAAGGTTCTATAGATTCCAGACCACCTGCCGACAATTACTCTAATTGGAACGATGAAAATGAAAAAAGAAATTATGATGCCTTGTCTGTCACGCACATTATCGAGAATCCTTTTGTAGATAGTGTGTCGGCTACTATCGTTGTAAACGCTTTAAGTGACACTGTAGAGACTGATGTAAATTTAGGCGGCACTATCGGAAAACTTCAAGCTGGTACAAAAATTCCTTCGGTTGTTGCGATAAGAATCGAAACTGGTAAAATAACCGATGGAAAAAGATTAAGTGTAAAGTTATACTCATACTCTATCGCTGGCTTGATTGAGGGACAGTGTGCTATTGATTTCGGCTCGAATGTTATTGAAGCGGAAAATTTATTAAAAGATTCTGTTCAAATAATTGAAGCAGATAATTTAATAAACGCTCCGCTGACTCAGCCCTTTGTCCTTCCCGCTCTTGTTGACGACGAAGAACCTTCTTCTACTAAAAGATATATAAAAATTGTTAAATTATCTGCCGAAACAAACTCTGTATTAATCAACAAAGATCTTGCTCTCGCGAAAGTAACTGAAATAATTGATCAAAAATTTTCCTATCCATTTTCAGCGATTGCGGGCGTTAAGCTTGACGCTAGAAGTTTCGGTTCTATTCCTGAGCGAAGTTACGATTGCAAATTAAAAAAGTCCGAATACCTTCTAACTACCAAACTAAAGATCCTGCGTCTTCTCTCGACATTCGGTATGTCAGCAGCGTAACGGACTATACTACCAAAAAACAAATATACACAAAAGACTGGGATGGAACATTCACATACGGTTGGACAGATAATCCAGCGTGGATATTGTATGATCTGCTAACTAGCAAACGTTACGGTTTAGGATCTTATATAGACGAATCTCAAGTAAACAAATGGGAACTTTATAAAATCGCTAGATTTTGCGATGCAGTTGATGAAGAAGGTTATTTCGTTGGCGTTAGCAATGGATTTGGAGGTTTAGAGCCTCGATTCTCTTGCAACATTATGTTTAAAGAGCAAACGAAAGTTTATGACGCAATTAATGTCATTGCTAATTTGTTTCGCGGCATAGTATTTTTCGGAGGTTCAGAAATTCATTTTCTAGACGACAGGCCAAGAAAGCCGATAGCTTTATTTAATAATTCAAATGCAAAGGAAGGAGTATTTAACTACGGCAACGTTCGTAGAGACTTACAATTTAACACTGTAGAAGTTATATACTTAGATCGCTTCGACAACTATAAAACAAAAGTGGAATATGTGCAAGACGAGCAGGATATTCGCAAAAGAGGCGTATTCAAAACAACCATCAACACATTAGGCGTAACTTCAAGAGCTATGTCTCGCCGCATTGGTCAGCACATTATTTACCAAACCACAAAAGAAAACCAAACAGTGTCATTCGACGCTGGATTAGAATCTTTATTGTGCCGTCCAGGAGATTTAATTATCGTCGAAGACGAAATGAAAACGCGAGCTTCTAATTACGGACGAATATTAGAAGTCGATGTGGTGAATAAAAAGCTGAGAATCGACAATCCATTTATTAGTGGCGAATACACAGGATTCATTACTGTTTATTCGCCGACAGGCTATTCAACGAGCGAAGAATTAACCCAAATCGCTCAAATAAATAGAACAAGAGTTCAACAATTTTCTATTACTGGTCTGTTGGGGAACGGCGCATTGAGCGGCTTATATAAATTTTCTGGTTATACTTCTGGATTTAATAATTCCAATTATCCATCTCAATTTCCTCTTTATACAGGAACTGGATCGGCTGGTCAAAAACTATTTTGCTATTACAACACAGGCGCGACTGGATTTGTTTTTTCTACTGGATTGGCATTTCAAAATAATACCACATACGATAAATTCATAACAAATACAGGCGTATTTTATGGCGCAGATATCTCGTCATTAGCTTTTGGAAAAAGCGGTAACTATACTGGATTCACTTACAACTCGGCGGTTTCCAATAAAAGAGGAACTCCAAGCGGCGCGATCTCTGGCGCTATAAACTGGGATAGCACTTTATATCCACCAACAAAAGGCATTTTAGACGCAGAAATTGACACTTACAACATTTCGCAAATTACGAAAATGTCGTTAACTGGCTACGATAATACTATTGATT